AGATTAACCTCTGATAATTTAAGTTTTGATTTTGAAAGTTCGTTTTCAATTTCTGCTCTTTTTTCTGCTGAAATTCTTTCGTTTTCCGGCAAAGCATCTTGAGCTAATAACAATTGCTCAATAGCAGAAATCTGCATATTTAAACCTTTGGTTGCAAACTCCTTTTTAATAGCAAACATTTCGGCTTCATTGTCAAAAGTCAGTTGTTTTATTTCGGCTTGCATGGCATCGTAATCAGCAATATTCAAACCGTCTAACAATTCTTTTTGTTTGTAGAAATCCTTTATGATGTCTAAATTGGCTTTATAAAGATTATTTTGAGCTGTTAATTGTTTGTTGAGTTCAGTTTCGTCCGTAAGAAGGTTTTGATTGATACCTTTTTGAAGTTGCTTGAATTGATTATCAATCACTTCTTGAGTTCGCTTACTATCCTCTTCTTGTAAATTTTTCTTTTCGGCATAGTATTTTTCTAATATCAATTTTTCTTCATTAGTGATATTCTTTTGAGCTATCTTGCCTTGAATCAATGCAGTTATTCTGCTTTCTACATCCTTCTTGTATAGCTCCAATTTTGCGTTAGTTAATTTGTCCAAATCTTCTTTAGATAATAGATTGTTTCTCAATTCAAATTCTAAGGTTTCACGGTTTTTAGAATCTTGAAGTTGATTGATTTCTTTTAAAGCATTGATTTTATTTTCCAAAGTTTCGGTGTCACTATCCAATATCTTCTGATTGTTTTTAATTTCGTTTTGAAGTCTAAACTGTGAAAGATTAAATATGGCGTCTGTAACCTTTTTATAGCCCTTCAATCCATTTTCAAACTTTGACTTTTCTGCTTTTTCGGTGGAGAATATCAATTCCCTTTCTGCTTTTAATGCAGTTATTTTAGATTTAATTGCATTTCCTTGTTTACCGGTTTTATCGGAAAGCGTAGCAATTAAATCTTCTTGAGCTTTAATTTCAGCATCTATAATCGAAATAGTTCGAACTGCATTTACCTGTTGTGTTTTACTAGCTTCTTCAGATGCTTTTGCTGCTTCTTTTTCGGCTTTGGTTTTTCCGGACAATAAATCGATATTTTTTTCGGTAATGGCGATATTTTTTTCATTATCAAGAACCTTCTTTTTAAAAGCAATTTGCTCATCAATAGTTAAATCTCTTGAGGTTCCAAGTATTTTATTATAAACTTCTAACTTTCCGTTTCTATTCTGAATATAGCCTATCCCTTCAACATATTTTGCATTTAGATCATCTTCTGAAATCGTTAGCGTTTTCTTTTCTTTGGCTAATTTTTTATTTAGATCAATGTTTTCTTTTAAAAGCTTAGTTTCTTGAAGCTTTCTCAATTCTTCTTGAGCAACAATAAACTCTCTTGTTTTTGTAGTATTGACAGCCAAAGCATCACCATATTTATCAACTTCAGTAACGGCTCCAGGAACTGTCTTGGAAAGTATCTTTAATATTTCATCGAGTTCTTTTTGTTCTTCTTTGGTAAGCTCTGATTTCTTTTTCAAAACATCATACCTGTCAGATAAAGTAGCAATAGATTGATTATTTTTAGAAATAGCCTCTCTGTTTTTTAAGAATGCATCGGTACTTGTTGTGGTTTCTTTAGTAGTTTCAGCAAGTGATTTATTGAATTTATCTAAGTAATAAACAGCAGCGATTAATGCGGATAAAATCAAAAATAGTGCGTTTGCTTTTAGTGCTGTATTAAATTTTTGCCAGGATAAAGCAGCTAAGTTTGTCGCTCCTGCATTAGCCAACTGTGCCTGTGTTGCTGCACCTGTAGCTATAGCATTTCTAGCTTGTGCATTAGCTGCAAGCTGTGTGTTTAATGCGATTAGTTTTGTTTGAACATTTGCAATTATAAGAGAAGTTCGGTAAGCTAACCAAACAGCAGCAAGTCCAGCCAATACATTAAATATTGTTTTTAAATTGTTTGCCAAAAAAGTAAGTCCGCTAGCTAGTCTACCGTTAACATCGTTAGCATTTGCTGTATTGATAATCAAACCTTCCCAAGCAGAATTTAAAAGCTTAACAGCCCCGTCAAGAGTTGCCAATTCTTTATCGGCCATATTCTCAGCAGTTCCGGCTGCACCTTGTAAGGCCACGTCTAAATCATTTACTTTGTCTATGTTTTCGGAAATAATAGAAGCAGAAACCGCCCCACGTTTTCCAAACTCATCATTGGATGCTGTTAGCTTATCTGTACTGTTTTTGATTTTATCAATGATTTCTTCATAGTTCAATCCTTGACTAGCGGATTCAATAAATATATTTCTCAAAGCCGTAGAAGAACTACTCGCATCAATACCGGCATCTGCTAATTTTCCAAACAGAGCTACAAGTCTAGTAAATGGAATACCAGCTGCATTTGCTGCACCTGCTGAAATTGGTATCGCTGTTTGTAGCTTCTCAAAATTAAGTGCTGACTTGGCTGTAGCCAAAGACATGATATCTATGATTTCAGGTCCGCTAGTGGAATCAAAACTGTCAAATGAATTCACAACCGCACCAACTAAATCAGCTGTTTCAGCTAAGTTACTATTCATAGCGATTGAACCAGCAATGGTTGATTCTGTAAGATCAAGTATTTGTTGTTGAGAAAAACCTAAACGAGCGTAGGCAATTTGTAATGATGTTACTTCTCCGGCAGTTTTTACTGTTGTTTCTCCAAGTTTTTTAGCTTGATCTGTAAGTTCTTTCATTTCTCCTTTTTCCACTTGCAAAACAGCGGAAAGTGTAGCGTTTTGCTTTTCAAAATCTCTAACGATTGAAAAGGCTTCTTTCATTACTTTAGCAAAAAGGAAAATACCTGTTGTAACTCCAAAAGCAGAAATAAGACTTTTCAATCCTTGAACCGCTTGTTGTGGATAATTGCCGACATTTCTATTAAACTGACCTACTGCTGCATCGGCAGCTCTTACCCTTCCGTTTAATTTATCAAACTCCGCCCTTGCTACCTGTAACCTTTTGTTGTATTGTTCTTGGGTTTCGGTTGCTATTTTTCCTGTTGATATGATGTTTTTTACTCGATCGCCGGCAATGCCCATTTGAGCAACTAGCTTTTTATAAGAACTTTCAAGAGCTCCGTTCGCTATTGCTTGACGTTTAATTTCGGCATTGGTTTCTTGAAGAATAGCACGCTCTCTGGCCAAGGCTCTACTTGTTCCCTCTGTCGCTAATTGGTTTCTTCTTTTAGTAGAAATTAAAGCCAATTCTGCTTGGTTTTGTTCCTTCCATATAGCAACCGCCCTTTCGCCTTCTGCATTTGCCCTTCTTTGATTTTCAGCTAATTCTTTTTGGTTTCCTGATCCTCTTACTTGTTTGTTTGCCTCGTTTAAAGCTAAAATTGAGCCGACAAATTCTTTGTTTTTCTCAATAGCCTTTTCCATGAGTTTAGCGTAATCTTCGCCCCATCTTAACGCCTCGTCTTCTATTATTTCTTTACGGGTTATTTGTCCTGTGCTCATTTCTTTTTCGGTTTAGGTTTAGCGGATTCCATTGCTTTAATTTTTCGTTGCACCGTTTTTTCTAAGGCTTTAAATTTTTCAACTGATATTTCGTAAAAGTCAAAATCAAAACCTAAAACAGATACATATCCGGCCATGATATCAATGATAGAGTAATCATCACTTTTCGATTGTCCTGGCTTTGGTTTTGGAAGCGTATCAATCAAAGAGTTAATTTTAATGATAATGCCTTGAGATTGCTTTTTGATTCTTTCCAAATCCTGTAAATAAAATTCATCCCTAAGGGTATATCCTTGCTCGATTAACAAATCAATTAAATCCTGATTCTTATCAAACAAAAGCGATTCGCAGGCCGAATTGATTATTTCGTACCGTCTTGATTGATATGTGACTTCTTTGTCAACATTGAAATATTTATCTTTTGTTTGCCGGTTGTATTTATCTTGAAATTCATCATTGAGCTCATCCCAAAGAAGTTGAAGTTGTTCATGATCTTCTTCTTTTAAATCGGGTTCTGTTGAGAGCAAAAGATAATTTCCTGATGATAGTATTTCATCAAACAAAACCATTGGTAAAACTCGAAGCGTTGTATAAATCATAAGTCAAGTGATTTTCTGTAAAATTCTTTTATGAATGGTAAAAACTTGGTGTCGATAACCATTTGTAAATTCTCATCAGTAAGTCCGAATAAATCAGATGAAAGCCAATTTGGAGAATCTAAAATATCATCGGTTTTTGGGTCCGTACTTCCAAAATAAAAAGTGTTATCTAAAACAGTAACATAGAATTTTGCAAGCCAAGAGCCAGTATCTTCTCCGGTAAATGGTTCTCCGGCTTTCTTTGCTCCTAACGTCAAGAATTCAGTAGCTCTTGAGTAAAAACCAATTGCATTACCGTAGATATCTTGTGAGTCTTCATTGATTTGTTTTTTGTTTAGTTCAATCAATTCTTTTGATATTGACCTGATAAAGTCAAACAGTTCTTTCGATACTGTATTAGCATCGATACGTTTTGATTTTATTAATTGATCTTGGAAGTTGGCCATTGTTATTTTATAAAAAAAGGCCGATATAAAATGAATGAACACTTTATACGGCCTCTTATACAGTAAATTAATTTTTTACTTTTCCTTTGTCGGATCTGTTTTAGTAATCTGATTGAAAACCTTTTTCATTTCCGACAATCTTTGTTTTGCTTCTAAACCTCTAAATACATGAGTGTTTTCAAACTCTGACTTAAACTGTTCGAATGTACCACTCCAACCATCGGCAAAAGTGATACCTTTATACTTGTGCCTTGCCATAGTGGAATACTATTAAGAAATTCCGGTCACTGATAAAGCCCCGGTACTTTCATAGATTGCTTCTGGTTGAGAAACAATTCCATTTAAGTCGATTACAAGTGTATTTACAAAACCGGTTCCGGTAAGTTCATAAACTCCATTACCATCTGCAGCGACAAAAGAATGAGTTACATCAACTCCCAATGCTGTTTTCAATGTAATATCTTCAGATGTAAATGATGATATTTTATCATCACCTGAACAGCCTGCAGAAACTGTAAATTTCAAAGATGTTGCAGAAGCAGAAACCAATGTTAAATCAACATCGAAAATACCTTGTACTTCGATTTGTGACCAAGTTGGTTTTAAGATAACACCGCTATCTTCAAACTCATTGTAATCAGCATAAGTTAAAGTAACAGGTGTAAATGCTGGCTTATCAGGCATAGCATCAACACGTTTTCCAACTTCGATAGTCACTAACTGACCTCTAACTTTAACTCCATCGGGAGTAGTTCCTTTGATTTCTTGAGCATCTGTAAACTCATAAATACGCATTTTTTTACCGTTATACGATTTTAATGCGTTGTGAGAACACAATCCTAAAAAGCAATTGAAAGTTCTGATTTTCTTACCGTTTGCGGTTTTATATCTTTTCTCTCTACCTTCGAAGAATGTATCTTCAGTATCAGCAACAGCTAACTCTTCAATCTCGTAAAGTGGAATGATTTGTTTTGCTGCAACTTGCGTTTTCCAAGTGGCTAAGGTTTTGGCAGCCGTAACTGTTTCAAACTCTTGCGTGTCTGGTGCAAGTGCGTGACGGATAACAACACCTTCCAAGCATTGCTCCTTAGCACCTGTATTTTTTTGACTTTGCTCTGCTTTTGAGCATTCTACGATTAAACTCATAGTGTATATTTTTTATAAGGTTAACAACTAAAATTATATTTGATTATGCCATTGATCGAAAAGCAATGATAAGGCTGAATGTCGCTTGATTTAATTGCTTCTAAATTGAATCCCTTAAGTACATTGGAAAAACCTTTTTCAAGCTCTGTGACTTCCATTATTCTCAAAGATTTTACGAATTTTAAACACTTTTCCTGAACCTCAGCATCCTGTCTGTAATTTGCACCTGATATTAGATTGTTTAAATTCAACATAAAAACAATCTTAACCTTTGTTTCAAATTCATTTCCTGTCAAAGCTTTATGAATAGTATCATCAACAAAGAAAACACTACCTCCTAAAGCTTCGCTATCATTGTAGTAAACGCATTTACGCTCAGTATTTGAAATGTGAACCTCCGGAATGAATGTTTTACTGTCTTTTTGTAAAGTTTTTTGAACTCTTCCAAAATAATCAACGTTTGTAAAACCTAAGCTACTACTCAAAACATTTTGAATGAGCAATATCTTTTTGTCTATTCCAACGGCTTTGTACTGATTATAATTCATTACCAATTGTTTGATGCATTATTAACAACAATGCTAAATGGGAAAATCTTTTTTGATGCTTTTTGTAATGCTAAATCAAGCTTTTGAACCAATCCTTTTGCGACTAATGCACCTCTTTCATTACGAAACCCTTCAACCTCTAGTTTTAAATTACCGATTGCAAGCTTTGCGTTTATCTCGGATAAGTTTCTCCTTTTGGTGCTCATGAATAACTCAAGAACCAAAACAGCAACTTTATATCCGATGGCATCATCAAACAAAACCGCTTTTTCAATTATGGTATTAGAGTAGTCAACATTTGAATTATAATCCTCATGCTTATCCAATATCATTGGTAAAATTGAAAGAACGGCTTGTTTTCTAATGTCTGAAAGAATTGCGTTAAACTCAACGGCATTGGCTGTTGTGTTTTCAATAGCAGCAAAAACATTCTCAACAGTTACAAGTTGGTGGAATGCTTGGAAGTTTCTCCCGGAAGTTCCTGTTTTGTTTGAATTGTCTAACTCAATTACAAAGGATGCTTCTTGAGGCAAACCCCAACTTATTCTGTTGATTAACGTATTTATGGCACTTTCAGAATACATTTACTTTTTATTATGCTACAGTAGCGGTTATTGTTACAGTATCACTAGCAACAGTTCCGGCACTATCAGTAGCAGTTAATCTAAACACATAAACTCCAGTAATTAATCCGGTTGCGTTTGTACTTAATGCTGTTGGTGCGGAGAATCCGGCTGTGTTTGGTCCAGAAACCTGAGACCATTGTACAGATGCTATTGTTTTACCTTCTGCTGCTGTTGCAGTTCCTAGTAAAGCTTTGGTTGCAGCATTCGCAGTATCATCGTTACCTGCATTAACTGTAGGTATTTCTAATATTGCTCTTAACTCCAATTCTTTAGCTTTAGACAACTTATTAACAAGTGTTATCAATTCAACATCTGTCATATCTGTAGTAGCAACTTTGCCAACTGCTACTAAAGCGTTAACTAAGTTTTCAACCAATACAGTTGAATCGCCAAAGATTGTGATTGTTGCATCACCTTCAGTTTGTCCTGTTGTAGCTTCTGCATCGGTAACATCCATTATGTAAATTGAATCTACATTATTGATTACCGGCAACACTAAGGCTTGTGCAGAAGTGAATTCTTTGATTGGATCATTCTTATGATACTTAGAAACCAAGATGAAATCATCAACTTTAGCATAATCAACAGATTTATCTTGGAAAGTTTCTTCTGCCAAACGACCATAAGTTAACGTTCCTACCATTAAATCAGTTAAGAATACAACAGCGTTATCTGCCCATGGTTTGATTGATTTACGAACTCCGTTTTTCTCAACCATCACATGACGGTCAACAACGGTAATTGTAACACCATAAGAAGATGATAAGAATTCGTTTGCTTTTTCAACAGATGGAACATTAGGAACGTTCGTGCCTGTGAATCCTAAACTAAATCCGTATTCAGCTCTCACTTGTGCGTTTCTCTTGAATTGATTCCATGCGTTCATGTCCATCAAGATATAGCGAATTGTATCACCGTTATTTCTTGCTTTTTGTAGAACATGATTGATATCATCAATTGGAGTTGCGTTTGTGGTGTCTGTCCAAACAGTAGCTACACCGTATTTGTTTGAATTTGGATGTCCAAAATCAACGCGAATACCTAAGCCTGGATTATCTTCATCCGGAACTAGAGCATATCCTGTTGATAATGCCTCATGAAACATATATTCTAAACGCTCCCAAACACCGGAAATCGCTTTATCTGTATCACCAAACAACTTTTTAATAACTTCACTATCCTGACCTCCCATAGAAAGCAAGATGTTTAGTTCGTTCATTGTGTTTTCGTTCAACGATAATTTCATACCGATTTTAGGAATATCACCATCTGCTTTACGCAATGAATCGCGTTTTTTTAATGGCAATGAAGAATCCATTGCAACTACATCCGCAGCCACAACGTTATTGTTGACCGACAAAGAACCCCATTTCAAAGTTGGGCTAAATTCTTTTCGTAGCATAGTTCTGTGGAAATACACTAAAGGATTTTTAGTTCCATTTAGTTTTTCTACAACTTTAAGGGCAATAGTTTTAAACAACTTATCCACCCATTGTGGGAATAATGACTTTTCCATAATTCTTTAAATTAGTCTTGAGTGAATAAAATGTGATTTCCTAAAGCGGTTTTCGCTCCGGCAGGTACTGCTGGCAAACCATAATTGATTGCAGCTTCTTCATTCATGTCGCCACTTAACATAACCGAAGCAAAAGGCTTCTTAGTTAAGATTGTAGCAACTAAAATACCTTTGTAGGTATGTCCTTCTGGAAGTGCATCATAAGCACCGCTTGTAATCCCAAGTGGCTTTAATGCTTTGTTCGAGGTTTGCTCGATGATAACACGCCCTGCTTTTAACACTGAATCAGCAACTCCTGTTACATCAAGTGTTTTTCCACCCGGGATGTCGTGAACGACTTTCTTGATTACGATAACGTCAAACGTAGTATCGTATTCAACCGGTGTATTGTTTAAATCTACTGTTGGCATCTTTTAAATTTTTTGATTAATAATTAGTTTACATTTCGTTAACCAACTTCTCAATTTCTTTTTCGTTTACAGTTGATGGAGCTTGTCCACCACCTGCTGCACCTGCATGGGAAGTAGCATTTACGCTCACTTGAACTAAATCAGTATATTCCGCTTCCAAAGCAGTTACCTGCTCTTCGAATGGTGTTTCTGAATTTAAGTCAATGCGTTTAACCCAACTGTTTTTGATTTCAGGCTTTAAGTTTTTCAAAACCTCAGACTTATCAATCAATGATTGAGCGGTCTGTTGTTTGGTTTTCACAACTTCACCTGTTTTGATGGTTTCTAGTTCTGTAGTAACTTTTTCAAGCTTGTCAACCATTGCTTTAGCCCATGCCGGAGTATCATCTGGTTTAGGTGGTTCCGGATTTGGAGCAGGTGTTGGTTCCGGTTTTGGCGGGTCTGTTGGTTTAGGCTTGTTCTTTTCCGCTTCTAAAGTTCGTAGTCTATCGTCCTCACGGGCGATATCCTCAATGCTTAGAATCTCGTTAAAGTCATTGATTACTGCATCAATAGCTACATCATCAGCATCATCAGCTGGTTTTTTTGCGAGTTTATCCGCCAATGCGTCTAACCTCTTTTGTGATAAATTAGCCTTAGGGAATAAAGCCTTAAGTCTTGCAATCACTTTTAATTTGTCTACTGCCATGTTGTTTAAATTGATTAATAGTTAATGTGTTGGACACAAATGTAATAAATATTAGGTTATTTAGAATCATTCTAAATAATTTTTTTAACAAACAAAAAAAACCACTCCTTTTGAGAGTGGTTTTGAGTTGTGTTATTTATGGGATTTCTAAACTTGAGTGTTCAATGTTTCGGTAACTTCACGATCGCCTTCAATCAATCCTAATTCCTCATCAGTATCTTCATTCATTCCAAGATACTCAACAGCGGTTTTCTTGGACATAATGCCGGCTTCAACTGCTGAACTTGCAATTTCAACCGCTTCTTTTAAATCATCCGGAAGAACGGAATTGAATTGAATTTCATAATACAAACCATTAGCTTCATTTGACAAAGAAGTGTTTGTAGTATTAGTGATACCGGATATGATGATATTAATCATTCGCTCAATCATGGTCCGGTTGTAACCTTCATTGATAGATGCTTTGATGATTGCTCCCATAAACATCAATTTTATTGCCACACCTGATAAACTGCCTATTCCCTTAACGTTATCAAATGATAAGTTCGGAGTGTCGGAAATAGAATAGATAAAGGATTCAAGTTTTTCAAGTTCTAACTCCATACTTTCAGAAGCTCCTTGAGATTCTAAAAACTGAGCATCTCCTTTTACCTCTTTTCCTTCATCATTTACTTTTATTGGAAACTGCAACACCTTTCCGTTCTGCTCTTTTTCAGGGAAAGATTCTATTTCTCCAAATATTTTCAAAAGCGGATAAGCAGTATAATCATTCGAACCTCCTAATTTTGACAAAGTGGTTTCTAATCTATCAATCATTTCTTTTACATCAAACCATTCCGGCTCGTCTTGTGAAACGTAAACAATAGGAATGCGGTCAAATCCATGTGGTTTGGTTTCAGTTGCAATCATAGAGCCTGATGCATCTGAATAATCATAACGATTTACTTTATCCCATACTTGGACGTTGTTTATTGCTTTACCATCGATGTTTAGCGTTTTAAACTCCCACATAAAAAGAATCATGCTGTCCTGCTCATCAAAAACAGGAGTCATAATACCTTTGGAGTTTATCAAATGCTTCACCTTTATTTCTTTGGCCTGCGTTTTTAATCCAAGCTTGGTAAGTATTTTATTAAGCAAAGAGGTTTGCTCTACATCAACCACATAGAACTGTATTGCAGATTGAGTTTCTGATTTTTTAGACATCACCAATTGCTGAATGATTGCATCAATTCTAAGTGTTCTCCAAATCTGTTTCACAAGTGCAGATAAGCTGTTATCTTCTGAAGCAATAAGAGTAACAGGTTTGCCTACTTCAAAAGCAGTAGAAGTATTTACAATTTTCTTTGCAAAGTTGATGGGAATTCTAACCGCTTTAACTGTTGGTTTTCCTTGAATTACCTTATCCATTTGCGTTTTACCAACCTGGGTATCTCTAATGGTTCGGTCGTGTTCTTTGTATTCCTTTCGGTATTGTTCAATTTTAGCAACATCCTTAGTGAGCGTTTTGATTTTAGCAAAAGCTGATTCAGGATTCGTTCTTAGTAGTTCGATAATTTCTAACATGGTTATGGTATTTAATTAGTAAGGTATTTGGTTTATTACTGCGGATTCGGTTGTAAAAATCTGGCTGGAACCATTCCATGCCATGTGTCCATATCTTCCACCATCCCAAAAATGGTTGTGATCATCTATAGGCTGGTTGATTGCTATGCCGTTAATTTCTTTCATTCTGTAATTCTCTTTTTCTTTTTTAGCTTGTTGATAGAATTGGTTTTTAACAATATGTATTTTCTTTCTCTTCATAGAGTTAACCCAATACATAACCCCTTTTGTTTTACTAACCTTTGAAACCTTCCAGCCTAATTTTCGAAGCCCTTTAACCATTTCAATAGAGCCTTTATTTTCGCTCACATGCTTATCTGATGAATCAGCTGTTATTGGTAATTCTTTTTCTATTCCAATAGCTTCCATATAATCAGATATTTCTTTTGGCGTTTCTATTGGTTGATAACAAAGTAATTCAAGCCATATATTGTGATCGTCTTCTGCATGTTTTACAATTGTTGTTGGGTCAACGGTAAAGCCAAAATCCATTCCGTAAGCATAACCCATATCAGGAAAAGAATCAACCCATTCAACGTGTTTGAAAATAACGCCTTTCATCGCACCTCTTAATCCTAATCCATATACCTTCCAAAGAAATTCATCTGCGGTACCGGCATTTATGTTTTCAATGTTTGGAGGTGGCTGATTGGTTTCTGTGACAATCGAACCGTTATAAAATATATCACCAT